TGCGGTAACATAGTGCGAGTGAGGGGCGGCGATCTGCGCTCAGGGATGCGAAAATCATGCGGATGCTCCAGACACGCGCGAGAAAGGGCGGTGAATCCGATAATGTCTGACATCTGGACAGGCTCCGGCGTTTGGGCCGGGTGGCGGCTGACGACCGATCACGCTGCGAGCAGCTATGGACAGCCGGTGCTTATCGATCCAGACGGGCGCGCCTACGGACCTGGCGACATCCGCAAGCGCGTATATCAGGCGGACGTGGCGCGGATGATCGGTGCGACGCCGGCGGCTGTAACCGGACGCATCAATCGCGGCACGCTGCCGCCTTACGACGGCATAGACGAGCGCGGGCGCGGGTACTGGTACGAGGGGACTTTGCGGGATACGTTGCAAAAAGAGCAGTGAGGTTTAGGCCTCCTGCTCTTTTTTGCGGAGATTATCTCCACGGACCTTTTATAAACACAAATTCCGTAATTTCGCCCAATATTCTCTCCGACATATCTTCCAGTAAATCTACACACTTATCGATCGATCCCCAAAACAGAGGGTCGCTTTCGCAGTCTAGGAATCCTCGTGCAAGCGAGTCTGCCAGATCCTCGCTTTCGAGACTGCGAAGATACTCGGCATAGGTAAGATCGTCAGCGATCCCCAGGCTTCTTTTATATTTCTCAAACCACCTGGACTTATCCTCAAAAGTCCATTTTGACGCATCAAACCCTTGCAAACTTTGTATCGTTGCGCAAATGATCATAAATCCAAACACTCTCGGTACCGCCATCAACTATCCCCCTCAAAATGTACTCATATATTGTGATCCACCAAGAGTGCAAAATGGATGAACCATACGTAAATTTCACATTTTGTTCGCATGATGTTCGCCTATACACGTTTGTATAGTGATCGTATAATTAAGTCGAGGAGCGAGGTGGCGTGATGGCTAACTATAAAACTCCGCCAAACATGGTTGATATGGCGGGCAAAGTGATTAACGGAATAAAGGTGATCGAGCGCGCTGGGAGCACGAAAAATCACAACGCGCTGTGGTTGTGCGAATGCAAATGCGGTCAAAAGTTTAATGCAATAGGTACACTACTCCGACGCGGGGAAATAGTCTCTTGCGGATGTGAACGGCCAGCGCAAGCTGAGTCTGCCCGGGGAATCCTCATGGCCGAAAAAACGATCGATGGCGTGGTTGTGCCATTGCTCACCAAAAAGGTACGATCCGATAGCAAAACAGGACATAAAGGCGTATGCAGACGGGTGAGGAAAGGTAAGGTATATTTTGAGGCGCATATTACAGTCAAAGGTAAGCGTATTTGGGGACCTCCGAGGACCAGTATTGCCGATGCGATCGCGGATCGCAAGAAACTGGAGGAGCAATACCACAAGCCATATATTGAGCAACTAGAGGGGGGCGCAGAATGACCAATCTATCCGGGGCATGGAGCGGCTGGCGGATCACTGACCGCGCCCTCATCAGCCCTTCCGGGCGGGAGTTTAAGCCGGAGGATATCGAGCCGGAATGGTATACACAGGCCGATCTTGCGCGGGCGCTCGGAGTCACCAGAGGCGCGATAGCGGATCGTATCAGGCGCGGCTCCCTCCCTCCTTTTGACGAGGGAAAGACTTGGCGTGCAGAGACGCTCCGGCATCTTTTCGCCAAATAAAAGTTCACAATTTGTTCGCATCTGTTCCCCTATACTTTTTAGTATAGGTGTATTACTATTAAATCAACAACAGGAGATGACAGAAAAAAATCAAAGGGAGGAATTGAGAATGCGAGTTTGGGAGCGGAAAGGCTATCGGGTGGCTGAGAAGGAGTTCGACCACGATCTGCACGAATTCGACGTGGTCAAGGGCGGCGAAGTGATCGCCACGATTACGCCGGCCGACCTGGACGACATGCAGCGGATCGTCGAAGCGCTGGACGCCGGCGAAGGCGTCAACGGTTGGGAAGACGGCATGGGGAATACGATCTCGGTATAAGCAGAGGGGCTTCGACCCCTTTGCTCCGCAATCAAAAAGTCCGGAAGCGTTGCAGCGCTTCCGGACTCGGCAGGGAAACTTTCGACGGCCTCCCTGCCTCAATTATAAATCAAATGGAGGAATTGACAATGAAATTTGCAGTACGTTTGGGTTTTGGTAGCGAAGGACACGGCGCTCCGATCGTCGTAGCAGTCGGCAGCACGGTAGCAGAGGCTCGCCAGAAAGCAGAGCATGTGCTCCAAGATCAATTTGGCGGACTGTGGGCAAGTAAATACGCCGATACCTACATCGGCGGGATCGATTGGCTGAAACGCAATTTCCCGCTGCAACGCGGATGGAGCAAGAAGGATTTGGAGCGCGAGCTGTCGAAATACATTGCCGAGGTGGTTTGAGTGGCGTTCCACGGACCGGTGACGGATGAGCACAAGCGTAAACTGTCAGAGGCTCTCAAGGGGCGGAGATTCCCGCACCACGGAAAGAATCCCACGCGCGGAGAACGCAACCCCCGGGCGAAATTGACCCGAGAGCAGGCGGACAAGATTAAGCGTCTCGCTGGTTCGGTAAGTGCGCTGGACGTTGCGAAATCATTCGGCATTAGCCGGGAGCACGTCTACCGCATTTGGCGGGGGGAGTATTGGGCGGATTGACAATCAAAGTATCCACGCTGTATGATTATCTCGCAGTGACGCCTTCGGGCGTTTTTATTTTTTCCCAAAAGCAAAAAAGCCCGAGAGCCATAGCCCCCGGGCGTGGTGATTAGATGAGTCCGGCGCGATACAGTACCGAAACAAATCGGTAAAAGTCGTAACTGCCGCCGTCGGCGTCGATCACGAGCGGATTGCCATCTGGCCCCTTCCGCTTCTGTGCCGCCTCGATAGCCGGCCGCGCCCAATCCGGGCATTTCATGCTCCGTTGTCTCTCGCTCGCCTCGTACAGCTTTTTGAGCGCGGCGTTATCCTCTTCCAGCTTTGTCACGCGCCGCAGCAGCGCGTCGAGCGCGTCTCTCTCAGCTTGTGTCATAGGTTCATCCCCCTTCGTATTCCACCAGCCTTCGCCGCCATAAGACTCGTTCAGGTCGACGGGATGGCCGGCCAGGCTGACGCCGTTCTTGTACTGCCAGATGTTCGCCTTCGCGCTCTTCTTCCCCCGGCTCCACGCATAGGTCTGCCAGAAGTGCCGGCAGGCGCCGCGCCGGGCCATCTCTTCGACGACCGCATAGGAACCGTATACGCCGACTTCGTAACCAGCAAGTTGGGCGGCTGCGGCCCGAAGATACGCCTCGATCGCGTCGAAATCGGCTTGCTGAGCGTCCCAATCGCACGCGAAATAGATCGCGCTGCCCGGCGGTTGGCCGATCAGTTGGGCTTCTTTCAGCGCGGCGGCTCCGTCGGCTTTACCATTGGCTGCTCCGCCCGAGGGGCGGTTCGCCGTCGTCTCGAAGACGGAGACGATTTGCATTCCCGCGGCGGCGATCGCGTCCGCCTCCGCGCGCGTCAGGCGCTTCCATGCGTACGCTGGCGGCACCAGGTACCGGGCGGCGAACTTGTACCCTGCTGCGGCGATTGCTGCGGCCGTCTTGGCCGTCAGCGGCGTGGCACAGTCAATGCCTTTGGTCGGCATCGTCCGACACCTCCGGCAGCCCCGCAAGGCTCGTCAGGTAGCTGAGGATCGTCGCCAGCAGGACTGTGCCGCCTACGAGCCGCCAGTCCACGTCACCAAATACCGTCGTTGCGCCGATTGCGCCGATTGCCGTCTGTGCGGCCGTCTTGATTGCTCTGATGGTTGCCGCTTTGAGCCATCTGGTCGTCATCACGCATCATCCTTTCAGATTGTTTTGCCCTCCACCCGGTCGATCCGGTGGTGTGCGGACTTCGCACTCTCTTCTACCCGCGTTACACGCTCGGCCAGCTCGTCATAGCGGCGGCCCTGCGCTTTTTGCTCCACACGGATGTCCTCGATGCCGCGCTTGATATAATCCATATCAGCGCGTAAAAGAGCATCTCGGGACGCCTCCGTCGCCGTGTCCAGCTTGACGGTGCGCGACCTCCCGAGCCAGCCGAGTACGATACCACTGATTGCCGAGATTACTGCCACAATCGATCCTACTTCCAATCGCCCCACCCCCAATAAAATAGGCCCCGCTTATGCGGAGCCATTTTGATCTGCATCGAGCAAGGCCTGCACTTCTGCCCGCCAATGCAACGGTACGTCGTCGATGGACCTGAGTCCCTTCTGGATCAGGTCATAGTAGATTTTTGCCACGATCATTCACCTCCTGCGATAAGATCAGCAAGCTCGGCGAGTGCGAGCTGCACGTCCGTTTTGTCCGCCTCGTTTGCTTCTGCCAGCTCGGCGAGCGCGAGTTTGGTCTGGAGCAGTTCGGCCTCCAGCTGCGCGATGCGGTCAGGTTGAGGCGCCGGAGGATCGGGGCGCGTCCATGTTCCGTCTTCGTTTCTTAAGTCTCCGGGTAGTACGTCTTCATCATCGGCAAGAGGTATCATGTGATCAGCGATTACTTCTCCACTGAGATATGAGACGCCGACACAGCGACCGGTTTCGTCTATCTGGGCATATTTATACAAGACTATCACCTCTCGAATTAGTAATATTCAACAACTTGCCAATTAAGAGTAAAGCTGTTGCCAGGGCTGGTATTATCAACATTGAACCGCAAGTTCGTTGCAGATGTTAATGCCGCTCTTATTTTTATAAAAGACGAAAACCCATCTAAAACATTGGGTAAAATTATTACTGATTTTGATGTATTGACGCTTGATATGGTAACATCAACGGTGGTTCCGCTGCTAGTGGTAGTTACCGTTCCACTTTGTACACTTTTAACCGCCGCCATAGGATTCCACACACTCCCATCCGTGCTATATTCCACAACGCCTCCGTTCAAACGGAATAGAAGGTTGTTAAGCAATCGCTTGTCCACGTATTGCTTCGTTCGCAGCGGCGTCATAAACCGATTCGTCGCCGTCCCCGCCTCCGCCTCTGCTTGCGATGCCGTCGGGTAGTTGTCCACGCTGCCGAGTCCGACTTGGGCTTTGGTGACGGCGTGGGGGTTGTCGGTGCGGGAGGTGTGCGTGTTGAGGTTCGTTTGCACCGTGCCTATAGCAGCCGTGTTATCCTCCAAACGCTCCTCATGGTCATTCACGTTACCCCGAAGTGCCTCATAATCGTAAGCTGTAAACAACCGCGCCACCTTAGACCCCGCGTTCCAAGACTTCGCTGACAGCAC